TCTAAGTTTTGCTTTAAAATAAATTTATGTTTAGATGATAGTTCATAATTCATCATAAATCCTTACACTTTATACTTTAATATAAACTTTATTATCTTTAATTTCTACAACTATACCTAAAACTAATTTAGATTGATTAAAATCATAATCTTTTACACTTATGCCATATCCGTTATCATCTGCAATAATATAATCAGATATATTAACTTTAGTTATATCTTTTACATTGACAGGAACTAATCCTTTAAGTGCTACATAACAGCCATCAGATTCTGAATTTAGTTTAAGTGCAGGATTTTCTGATACTACACCTATCAATTTCATACTAGGCAAGGTTCGTTTAAATTCTGTAATAATACCTTTTTCATCAATTCCTAATATAGTGCCATAATTATATTTTTTATCTGTTTTATATTTTTCTGCTAAGTCGGCATATTTAGCACGTAATGATGTTCCTTGAAAATTTGTAGCATATATATTAGCCCATTTTGCAGTAGTAGAACCTAAATCAAATATATTATCCATACTAGGTGTATCATTAGTATCACGTCTTAGAAATGAAGTTGAATGAAGTCCGTCTAATTTATCAGCGTCCAATCCTGAACCTGCACCAGGTGTTGTTCCTAAAATTTGAGTAATATATGATTTTGTAAATTCATCTTTAGTTACAAAATCTTTTCTATGTAGTCCGTCTAATTTATCTGCGTCAATACCTGAACCATCGCCTGAAACTGCTACAACTCTTTGTCTAAATGTATCAGAATTCCACCAATCTTTAGGAACTGCATTTGATGATACATTTGTTAAATCTTGTAATTTTTCAGGAAGTCCTATTACATTATTAATTCCTAAAGTATCTAATTTTTCTCTATTTTTCTTAATAAAATTAACTATTTCTTGAAGTTCATCTAAACTCACATCATTTGAAGTTAAAATTTCATTAATTCTATCTATTAATTTTTTTAATTCTAATCCTTGTTTTGCTGATAAAGGATTAAATTTATTATCTGTTGTTAAATTATCTACTACTTCTGAATGCAAAACTGCGTCTTCGTGTAGTTTATCAAATTCTTCTTTACTTGCAAACCACTTATAATCTTTTCCATCTAATCTATCAGCATTTGCAACTTTAATATTCTCTAAACTCCACCTAATTCTTTCATTAAGATATTTAATTGTTACAGGGTGGAATTCGTTTGATAATTCGCCGTGTTGTGTTAATTCAGGATTATATTCAAGTTGATTATCTTTTGCTAAATAGTTTTCTGCGAAAAAATTTGTAAAATCTCTTATATTAATTTCTTGCCAAAAATCTGTTTTTAATTTAGGATTTTTATTTTGATTATCTTTTAATGCTATATATTTCTTATTTTCATATTGAACTAACTCGCCTGTTTCATAAAATTCAATATCTATCCAATCTAAACAAGGTTTATCTGCTATAATTTGAAGTCTATTATAAATATCATTTGCTTCTTTTTTAAGTTTTCTAGGAAAAGCATTAATTCTTGTTTCTGTTGCTAATTCAGAATCTTTTAAGGCATAATCTCTAAAAATTTCATCGTAAAAAGTGTGTTTATACATAATCCTAAATCCTAAAATTTGATATATTTTCGTCTTTTGAGAATATATTTAATTCTCTTTTTTATATAATTTCTATCTATATTTATCTTGTGTTTATCAATAATATTTTTTATTATCCATTGTGTTGAATTTAATTTTTTTAAATTGAAAAATTTGATTTGCTCTGTATATGCTTCTAATTCACACTCTAATCTATATTGTTTTGAAAACATTAACTTAAATATATGAAAATTATCTCTTTTATATTGATTAAAATGTATTTTTTCGTGATTGTATATAGGTGTTGATTTTATGTTTAATTTTATTTTTGGTCTTCCTAATTTAAATATATAAGGAAATGGATATTCACATTTACCTAATACTAAGCCATATTTTGAAAATTCCATTTAATACCCTTATGTATTTTTGTATAAGTGTATTTATTAGTTAATATAATGTAGTTGGAGTGATTGAGAAATCCCAATCACTCTTTAAATTAGTTTAATTAATTAGAACTTGTGATAATTTTAAAATCAGAAGTTCCGCTATTGATAAAATGTAGATGAATAAACTCTGCAACATATGTAGGTTTAATGTAGATATCAATAACAAGTTTATTTCTACTAATAATATCAGGTGTATTATTAGATTCATCACAGATAACAAGATAATCTTGAACGCCACGTCCTGCTTTAATTGTAGCAAGATATGGATTAATTGTTGATGTAATGTAATTTCTTGTAAATGAATCGTTAAACTCAAATAGAGAGTATTTACTCATTTTGCTTAATGATTTTTCAAGAACTAAGAACAAACGTCTTACGTTTAGTCTATCAAAACTTGACGGCTTATCAAGTAGTGTTTTTTGACCCCAAAGAACACAACCTTGACCTGTAAAGATTGTAATAGGGTTAATTCCTGATTTATAAAGTGTATCTCTTTGTCCTTGTGAAGGGCTAAATGCAATTTTCTTAACATTTTTAAGTAATCCACGATTTAAACCTGCTGGAGCATACCACGCTTCCCTAGTTTCAGTTGATTGAACTACAAGACCTGCAACATCGCCTGCAAAATTGACCCATTTATAAGCGTCCATTTCATTTAGATATTGATACTTATAGTTAGAAACTAAGAAAATATAAGAACTATTAACATTTAAATCATTTCTAAATTGAACTGATTTTGAAGTTGCTTGATTTGCTTTAAGACCCACTGAAGTTTCAAAAGGACAGCCAACAATAGCAACACAATCTTTTCTAAGTTCAGCAATATTAATGGCAGAACTAGGATTTTTCTCATTAGCAATTAGAATATCAATATCAATTTCTTCAGCATTTTCAAATACTTTATAAGCATTATCAATATCATCTAATCCAGGTTCAGATTCTGTTCCATTTGTAAGTTTAATAATTTCTTTATCAAGAGAACTTTTAATTGATTTATCTTGATTTGCTTCATTTACTTTTACGTAAATATAACTTGATGTTCTATTAATAGATTCGATATAATTAGATTTATTATTAGAATCTTTAGAATTTTCATCAAGTGAGAGTGTATAAACTTCTTGAACTTGATTTTTATAAAGAACAATTAGTCCAAATGTGCCTGCTGATGGATAATACTCAAACAAATCATCAAGTGCTATGCCGTCTTTAACAAATTTACCCTTTTTAAAATCTTCAGGATTTGCAATAGCAACATCAATATAGTTGCCGTCCAATCCAGGATATTTTGCAATCACTTTAACTTTAGATGTTTCAAAAGCAAATGGTATAGTTGCACTATCTTCAAAAACTGCTTGATTTGTTATAATATGGTCTTGCTTATCATATTCTTTAATATCATAAGCACTGCCTGTATAAGAACTTCCAGGAATTTCTGCTAGTGCATTTTGTGTAAAGTTTAGTTTATAAACAGGTGCATTTGCTAAAATTGTATCAGGAATTACAAATTCATCATCTTCTGTTTCTTTATATGTTACTACAACAAAATTAACACCATTTTGAACTTGTGTATCTAAAGTTTGAATTTCGTATTTATGGTCTGTAACTTCATTAGAAAATGCAAATTTAGAGCCTATTTCAAATACATTAGTTCCTTTGAAACTTGCTATATTTCCGTGTAGTTGTTTAGCAGGAATAACTTTATTAAATACAGATGATTCAGTAAGATTTTTACTTTCCATATCAACATTAAATGTAATTTTGTATTCAGTATCATTTGAGATAGTTTTTGCAATTACTTTACTAGGCACACCTTCAATTGAAATTTCTTCATTAGGTTGTGGCAAATTTTCGCCTTTTATCTCAAAAACAACATCTTTACCTGAAACAGATTTAAATTTAATATCATAAGGAATTATAGTATCTTTAAGTTCTGATTGTTTAGAAACAAATTGTAATCCTGTTTCTTTTAGTGTTCCATTTAAATCACAAGCACGAGAAACATAAATTTTATTTCCGTATTGCAAGAAGTTATAAACTTGATACCAATCATTAAAATTTGATTTAGTTGGCTTGCCGAAGTTATCTACAAATTCTTGATAAGATGTAACTAAAACAGCAGTATCTACAAAACCTTTAGTAAAATTGCCTGCAAATGCAACAGAAGTTCCTGCAACTGATGGTGCAATAGTTGAGTGGTCTATTTCTTGAACCAATACACCAGGTGACAATAATTCGCCCATTTTTATTTCCTTTAAAATAAATTTGAATATTACATAAAATCGCTAAGATTTTAAAACTCTATGTCTAAGTCTTAGGTTGCCTAAACTCCAAGCATATAAAGAATTCATATTGTTATTTATATTAAATTTTTATCGACAAATTTAACTAAATTAAGG